TGCTAGCTCGCTATCTTCGTTCTTTAAAACTTGCCCAGCGTCCGCGTCATAAACAACGCTCGGTGCGTGTTTGTCTACGTCATTTGCTGTAAATTTTGCGTTTACTGTCAATGCGCCAGTCATTGTAACGTTTCCTGACGAATCAATACGCATGGACTCAGAACTACCATTGCTACGAAGAAACAACATATTTCCAGTACCATTTTGAAAAGTTAGATTTCCGCTACCGCCAGTATAAATAGTTCTGCTAGAAGCTCCTAAATAAATATTACCCTCTACATGAAGTTTATCACCAGGACTCGCCCCAATCCCGACGTTACCAATTATAGTAGCATCACTTGCTATATAAGCATCTCCATTTACGTCTAGATTATATGCAGGCAATTTAAATTCTGAAGTTGGGTTTATAAGTATTGCTCCTGTAGCTGAGTTATTTGTACCAATAGCAGAAACATTAACTGAATGAACAAATGATCCACTACCGTTTCCTTTGTGAGCAGAAAAAGTTAATATAGATTGATTATTTGAAGCATCAGCTATTCTTGAGTAAATAGCATTATAAGTTAATGGAGTCCCCAAACTTGGAACCATACCATTCTTACCCTTATACTCCACAACACCCAAGGTATCTGAGTTTGCAACAGCAGCATTTCTATATAATACTAAATCTGGTGCAGAAGAAGCAGATGTATCTGTAGACGTTAAAACTATATTGTCAGTAACACCTGTTGTAGAAAACGTTGCATTTCCTGTTACACTAAAATCATTAATAAACTGTATTGCCATTTTTTATAAATAAAAATTTTAATTGTTAATATACAAATATACAATTATTAGCCAATATATGTAAGCAATACTTTATAAGTACTATCTGAAATTGTTCCATTCATTTTAATAATTAAATCAGCAGAAGATCTTGTAATTCCAGCATAAACAGTTTCTCCTGCAGCGCTTATAACTTCACATTTTACATCTTCAGCAACTGCCCCGGAAGGGAATGACCCAGTAACATCATATGTAAATGTAGTTACTCCAGAAGCCGTAACGCCACCTGTTAAAACAACTTTTGCTCCTAAAGCTCCTGTATCTACTGGCGTTGCCCATGTACCATCACCTCTTAGGAATGTAGATGAACTACCTCCTGAAGGAACGTGACCTACATCGCTACCTCCATCATATGCCATTGACTGAACCTTAACAGCCCCTGTAGTTGGGTTAACTACAATTGGCGTTCCTGTTGAAGTACCTGGAGAAATTTCATCTACACTAGATACTGCTTGAGTATTTGTATCTGACCAAGGTACGTTAACTACTAAGTTATCTCCTGAATCAACTTGAATCTTATATGTTCTATTTGTATTTGATGATGAGCTATTTGCTGCGACAGTTTGTGTTCCATCAACATTAGCATTTATAGTGTTACCTGATAAACTTAAACCTGTACCTGCAGACCTTTGTGTGTTTGTATCTGTCGGTGTCACCCATGAACCATCACCTCGTAAGAAGGTAGTGCTTGCTCCTCCTGAAGGAACAATACCTAGTGTAGAGCCTCCTCCGTATATGTCAGAAGAAACCCATCCGTTTGATGTTACATTAAAATGAGCTGAATTAAATCCTGCAATACCTTTGGTAGTATTACCATCTGTACTGCCTGCCGTAGCAATTCCAATATTGTCTTGAACAACTGTCCAATCAGATAGTGCTGTTGGAGCATCTGTTTCAGCAATAAGTAAATCACCATCTTCTACTGTTTCTCCAAAAAATTGTCCTCCATTTGTAACTGCATATGTCCAACCTTGCTTGATGGATGCACTTGGATTTGAATCTAAATCAGGAACGTTGGTTGCTGCATTATATCCTCCTTGGAATATTAAAGCTCCTGAGCCTGCTAACGTAGAATCTACATAACTTTTAGAAGCTGCCGAAGCTGCTGCAGTTGGAGTTACAGGTATAGTTACCTGACCTGTAAAAGTTGCTGTTGAACCTGCTAATTCTCCAGCTAAAGTAGTATCACTATCAACAGTAAGTTCATTTCCTACAAATAAATCATTTGCAATTTCAACATCATTTTGAAAGTCTAGGGTTATAACATCAGTAGTTGTGTTTTCCGTAACCTTAATTGTTGTTGATGTACCCTCAAGAGTGATGCTTGTATCAGTTCCTGAACTAGCATCTAATTCTATTTTAGAACTATTTGTACCACCTGCTCCAACACCTAACTGATAAGTTGTATTTGTATTTGGATTCGCAGGTAATGTAAAGGTTGTTACTTCATGGCCTGTAACGTGTCCTGTTGCGTTGGTAGTTACATCGGTGTACGCATCGAATGTTCCTCCAAATGATAAAGTGGCAGTATCTGTAGTCTCTGTATCTGTTTGAGAGGCGTGACCTATAGTTATATCACCTGTAGCTCCACCACCTGTTATTGGTGCTGTAACATCAACCTTTGTAATATCCCCTTGAGGTATTGCTGGAAAAACTGTTAAGTTACCTAAACCATTTATATAATCTGTTGAAGCACCATTCATTGTTATATCAACAGATGGATCTATTGTTGCTGTATTTCCTATACTTGCTGTAAATGCATTACCAGCATGTGTTGCTGCTACAGAAGTAACTGTACCATCTTTACCAAATCCTGGCATAGAACTAATAAGTGCTTTTTTAATTCCATTATCATCTGCATCAGAAAACCATACTGTATCACCTCCTACTGGTGTTGCAGCAGTTGCAGCTAAAATAGCATTGTCTGTTCCTGCATAATCAATATTTACAGTAGGTGTTACAGTTGATGTACCTGTGATAGTAATTCCTGTACCTCCAGCCACGTCTGTAACTGTTCCAGCTGCTGAATCAGTTCCTGTAACTGTAAGTGTATTACCATTTCTAGTTACCCCTACTGTACCTGCACCAACAATTAATACATCATCGTGATTGCTTGTCCCTGTCTCAGTTAATCTTACACCTGCTGAACCATTTGTTGATCCAACACCTGTAAGGTCATATTTTGTATCTGAATCTATTGCTACCCATGCCGTGCCATTATACAATTTCAAGGCATTAATACTTGAATTATAATATAGTCTACCAGCAATTCCGGTTGGATTTGCAGCTAAAGGGTGTACTATAAAATTCTGAAGTTGACTTTCGTTTAAATTAACGTTACCTTGTACGTTTAAACCCGTTAAAAATTGTATTGCCATTTTATTTTATTTTATTTTTTAATTTAAATAAACACAACCTGAAAAAGCTGCATTAAACGTTATAACTAGTTGCAATGAGTTTGTATAATCTACATTACCCACAACCACTGTATTTGCACTGTCTACAACAGTTACTGAAGGGAACTTTCCTAAATTATGTGTAACTGTCCAGGTAGAAGATGCATTTTCAAAACATTGAGAATAGGTGCCTTCATCTGCTAGTATAGCTGCTAAATCTAATACAGTACAAACATTACTTGGAGTTGTTGGACAACTTATACTTGCTTTTAAATTAATTTTTGATAAAGGCTCTACAAATAAACCTCTGTCTTCTGTTGCAACAACTGCTTTATTACTTGATGAATTTTGCCAATCACATAATTGCTTTTCAATTATAGATGTTGCAAAATCTGTATAACAGCAAGAAGCAATGCCAAACTTAACTGATTTAAAGTTTGCATATGCTTGTTTAGAAAAATTTTGCTCAATCTTAATTTGCTTTAGCAATTTAAGTTCTTTTTCTTGAACTGCATTTGATGATGCTACCGCAGTTGATGTTGCCATATTTTATTTATCTATTTTTTAAATCTTGTACTTGTTGTCTTGCTAATTCTAGATTTAAGTCTCTTGATGTTGATACATCTGCTTCAGCTTTTGCTTTACATTGTTTACATACTACTACTCCATTTCCTAAACTAGCTTTTTGACATCCACAAGTAAATACTTTATTACAGTGAGCACAATTTGCCATATCTTATTGGTTTAAATTAAATATTTTGAACTTGATCCACAGTTTCCTGTTGGACATAAAATTTTATTCAATCTTTCTTTTGCATATCTATATAACTGCATCCCTTGTTCTGATGATTGACAGTATTCTACATTAGCCACTGCCGCATCAATCATAGTTTTTATATAATACATCTCAGATAATAATGCTTGTTTATCTGAATTTGGTTGACATGCTTGCACATTTAAATCACATAAAACTTCATAATAAGTTGTAAGTAATTTAGTTACTCTTAAATGATTATATTCTACATAAACTTTAGAGTTTGGAGATACACTATATCTAATAATATATATCCCATCAGGAATTTCAGATTGTTTTGTTCCACAATTTTCGGTCTGTAAAGCAAGAGTACAAGCAGTTAAGCACATATCAAAGTCTTTATCTACTTTAATTAATACCGGAACAGAATATCCAGGTAATGTTATTAACAATTCTTCGCAATCTACTGACAAATCTTTAGAATATTGACTTGTATCTTTAATACATAATAAATCACAGTTAGATACTGTAGGAATTTCTAAACTTAATATATGTCTGCTTGCCATTTTTTATTTGCTTTAATACACTATATAGATAATATACAAAAAAAACAAGAATATATAAAATAAAAAGAGCAGGAGTTTAGTACCCCTGCTCTAATTAATTATTTAAGATGTTTTATACTGTCTTACCAGTAAGCATTTGTATCTTCAAATACAATTTTATTGCCGTTATCCCCAGCCCAAGCTTCTAAATCTTCAAATAGATTATCTAGTTGAGCTTGTGCAGCTGTATCTGAACATTTTACATATACTTTGTATACATATTGGTCATTATCAAATACACCAGTTGGATTATTAAAACGTGGCACAGAATGTTGAATATAATAAGCTCTGTATGTTGCAGTTCTATCTACAGCAGCAATAAGCTCATCTGACATTTCAATTTCTCTGATTCTTCCACTATCAGCATTCCCCTGGTTGTAAGGGCTCTGACGATATCTTTCAGACATTAGTAAATCTCTAATTACTTCTTCACCTTGTGTTTGTTGCATTGATCCAGGAGTTTGTGTTGCCACACCGCAATCATTGCAAGGATTACCGGTTTCATCTAATTGAGAAACAATAATTTCAACAGGCTCAGCATTGTAGTGATCTCTTGTATCAAAAGAACAATTTCCAAAAACTGTATCAACATATGCACCAACCAAGTCTAATTTTGCTGAAACTTTAGCTCCTGCTGCATTAGGTGTTGTAGAAGGAGTGTATGTTCCATCTTGTGTTTCTTCAATAGTATAAATAGACTGTACAACTTCACCAGCTGCATCTGTTACAGAAACAATAACACCACCAGCACTTACTGTGTCAACAATAAATGTTGCATCAGCACCACCACCAGAAATTGTTAGTACATCGCCAGCAGTATAACCACTACCTACATCAGCAATAGAAAAAGTAGCAACTGCACCAGCTGCAACTGTATCAACATTAACTTTTGCACCAGTTCCAGTACCACCAGTTGTTGCAACACCAGATACTTCAGCATATCCTGAACCACCTGCAGATAAAGTTGCTGTTGCAATACCATCAGTTGATGCTTCAGCTACAAAAGGTTTAATTAAAGGATCAGCAAGAGCCATTTTACCCATAGCACCAAGTACTACAGTAGGATCAATAAATTCTTGACCATCTATGCAGCATACGTTTGCTGAATCAGCAATTGCATATGCATTGTGATTTAAAAATCTTAGTGCAGGAGAGCCCTTTACATCAACTCTTAAAAATTGAGTTTTACCACATGGAGCACAATCAGAACCTAATGATAGGCTTGCTGTTGCTTGTGTTGCAGTAAGACAGTTTGTTCTCCACAATCTAGTAATATATCTAGGATTGATACCTTTAGATTTTACTGATTCTTTATAACCACCATGACCGGGGTTATTTCCAATAGTATCTTTTGAATAAAAAGATCCTTGTACAACATAAGCCAATGCTCCTGCTGTAATTGCTGGTACCGCACCACCTCCAGCTAAAGCAACAGATTCAAAATCAGATCCGTCAACTAAAGCCAATTGTCCTCCGGTAAGAGCACTAGTTGCAGTTCCAGCCGTTTGAAGCGTGCTGTCTGCAATAAACGTTTTGTTAAACGCATTATTAAAATAAGCCATAATAAAAAATTTGTGTGAAGACCATTACCTTCACTAGTTATATATAAATGATTTTACCAGTTTACTCTGTTCGTAACATCATTGTTACTATAATAATATACAATAATTTTTTAAATTATCTATACATTAATTATTTCTTTCTGCAGCTTGTGAACCTCTTTGTTGTTGATATATATTTTCTATGTCCCCTGCAATTAATGCTGCAGTGTCATCAAGTATAACTTCAACTAAATCATCTTTAAATTCACTATTAACATTTGTTGTACTAACTTGACCATCATATGGGTTTACGCAACCTTCAATTTGTATTAATGTAGGTTTTCTATAATAAGTTAATACTGGATCAACAATATCAAAGTCCTTTTTATAGATTCTTATTGTATTATTTAACATTGTGCAAAATGTTTCTCCCCATTCAAAATTAGGATTCTTTAAAGGATCCCTTAATAATAAAGGAACATTTGCTTCTTCAGCTAAATAAACAGTCATAGATCTTGGGTTACAACAATCATTTTTACCTTTAGTACTTACCCTTTTAAATTCTAAATATTGTTCTAACGGAAAATTATCAGTTTGAAAGTATGTATCTGTTTGATTACCAGTTAATGATAATTCAATAAGTAAAGGTTGGAGATCATCTATTCTTTTTTTAGATAGTTCATCTCCCTCCTTATACATATTTCCACCATGTAAATTACGTCTACACCACTCTATCTGCGCCTTATTAAAAGCTTCAATAAATTGCCAACACTCAATGTTGTCATAATCATTACTATCAAGCTTGTTTAATCTTTGCTTCAGCTTTATTAAGAGTGTATTATTTTCCATTTTTATATATTATGAATTCCAATATGGTTCTACTTTATCCAATAAAGATAAAAGAACTTCTTCATTAATTGGGTCTTTTAAAAATTCCAAGCATTCATTAGGTCTTTTACCCAATCTAATCCCACTATCCATAGGCTCAATCCAACCACCGGCTTTAGTTAACAAAAATCTATAATATAAAGAGTCCTTAATTAATGCTCTAATTTTTAACTCTTCCATATCTAATTGAGCAACTTCTAAAAAGTTTGATGCAGCGCGTTTTTTATTGCTTTCTGCACCTTCTCCTAAAATGTAAGCATCCATGTTTTCATACATAACATCATTTGGAGTATTTTTAGTATACTGAACACTATCAACATCTACAACTTTAGCAACATACATTAATTTTGTTGTATTCGTATCAAACAACTTTTGTAATAATGAAATTGATTTATTCTTTAATTTAGTTGATTCAGTTCTAGTAGTTAATGTTTCTTCTACTGTGTCTAAATAAAATTTAGGTTCATTTTGTGATTTTTTTGCATCTGCTAATGATTTAGCAACGATTGAAAATCCACCTGCTTTGATTGCATATAATTTAATTTTGTCATAAGGATCACCATCTGGATCTAAAAATACCGGATCATTACCACATCTTAATTGTATTTTATCCCAAAATTTAGAATTATCTGGTTTCATAACAGTTAATTTATTCCAAAAATCTTTATCTTTTGGATCAACAACATTTGCTGCTAATTCAGCTTCTAATTCAGAAACCACTTTTCTAATTTCTGCAATTTTTGTTTTCTTTTTGTCAGGAGATAACCTTTTCACTTCAGGAGAAAATTCATTTAATCCTGTAATATATCTTTTTACCCCATTCATTTCTAAACAAGCTAAACTTTCTTGATGCCATACTCCATCATGTAATGCTAAACCATACTGCTCTAATCCCATGTTTTCTTTGCTGGAATTAAAATAAGGTCTAATAGCAATTGTGCTACTTTTTTTTGTGTGTTGATACTTCTCAACAATAGTGTAATCTTCCATTTTGTTTGGTTTTAAAATTTAATAATATTCATCTTTAGTCAAATGTACATAATTATGCACAATTTATTATTAATATCTCTAAAGTCAGGTTAGACCTGACTAAAGTTATTTGACTATTAAACAACTATTTTCAAATCTTCTCCACTCCGATAAAAATCACCTTTTCCTAGACCGGCTGCTAATGCTGCTGCATTATCCGCATAGTCTCTGGCTAAAATGTCTTTACCAACTGCTTTAGAAGCAAGTATTTTAGAAACACTTGAATTTGAAAACTCGTATGTTTTATTTTGTTTTTTAATATCTAGTGCCATTTTTTTGTATTTAAAGATTAAAAAAAAAAGGGAGGAAGTTTAACCCCTCCCCTTTAGTTATTAGTTCTAGAATGATCCTCCTGTTACAGGGTTTCTCATTACAATTTTTAGAACTTTAGTTGGATCTTTAACCCATATAGCTGGCATAGTCTGAGTCATATAAACTCTATAACCATTAAACTGACCAGTAGAAGCAAACCCTTGAGTTCTTCCCATGTAGTCCATAGTACCATTTTGGTAGAACCACTTAAGTTGATTATCCCAAGAAAGTTTCAACAAGTGAATGTTGTCATTTCCTTCATCAGTTACGTCAAAAATAATAAAACTAAATGAACTTAGAGGTCTTCCATCAATCAATGGATTCTCAATGTCATTAGTATTTAAGTTATCAAATGCAGGATTCAATACAAACTTAACGTTAGCTAAGAAAGGAATAGTAAAGCTTGTGTAAGCAAAACCATAATCTAAATCCATACCAGAACCTTTAACAGCTCCTATATCAGATGCATTTTGAACTAAACCAGAACCATACACTTCATCAGCAATTGCTTTGTTGATTAATTGCATACCACCAATACCTGTTTGTACAACAAGTGATCTTTGTGGGTCCGGTCCTTTAAATTCAACTTTACCTTGATAAAAGTTGTAAAGTTCAGACTTAAACATATCAAGAGTAAATGAAGACTTGTTATATACTCTTTTGAAAGAGTTATCTAACTGTGCCCATAAACCTACAGATAATCTAATATCATCTGGTCCATCTTGTTTAATTCTACCACCTTTACCCCACATTAGGTAAGTTTCAATATCCGTTGCAATTTTAGATAAATGAGCTGCTTCCATATTTGTAATGAAAGTACGTGTAAGAGTTCCATTTTCAAATGCTTCTCTTGCACCAGCTTTACCCATATTTGCTACCAAACCTTCAATGCTTGGTACGGATGGATTATTTGGATCATTATCAAAGTTTCTCCAGATTTCAGTTACTGGTACTGTACCATCAGCATTCAAACCGCCTTTGATCATAAGATCAGCACGGCTAGAAATTGAATAATGTACATGTGCTTCTGCTCCACCTACGAAATTGTAGAATTCACGGAATCCAGATCCTGTCTCAATATCAGAAAACCTTTCACCATATTCACCTCTTGCAGAACCTTTTCTAAAGAACTTAGTTCCTTTTGCAAGATATTTATTATCTAATATTGCACTGTTGTTATTGTTAACTAACTGTACAGTATATACAAAACCATCACCTGCAGGAATAATATCATCTGCTGTAATGTATAATTCAAGACCATTATACTTGTCATATGTGATAATATCACCATGACCAAATGTTCTTTTGTTGACCTTAATTTTAAAGTAGGTTCCATCAATACCTTTATTAGTATTAGCCGGTTCAATGTCTGCTACAATGTAAGGAAGATCTTGTGCAATGGGAGTTTGCCACTTGTACTCGCCTCTAGCATTATCCACCATGATAGTATTCTTTCCACCAAAAGAAGCCATTTGATATAAAGGCATTTCTACCTTCTGGGTCATTGCCCATAAATCAATTGGTCCCATATCCATAGGCTCAGGATTACCGAGCATCTGGGTAAGGTGATAAGAATCAACATGTGAACTAGCCTTGTAGCTTGTATCACGCAGGAAAATTCCATTATTTAAAACTGGAGTTGCCATAATTTTGATTGTTTTTAATTGTTAATGTTTATTTTACTCTATTTATATTTAATTTACTTAATTAAATTCTTTTAAAAATATTTGTTGGTCTACTTAATTTTTTCTTTGAACTTCTCTTTTGTTCTTCAGCTTTAGTTACACCCAAAGAAGATCCGCCTGTATTTGCTTGCTCTGTTTTAAGTTTTCTAACTGTTTGCTCAACACTTTTTTGCGCGCCTTTGTCCATAATTTTAGCTTTATAACTTTCTGGATCTTGCAATAACCATAAAGCCTCTGATATAAGTGCATAATTTGGTTCAACAAATTGATACTTTTCTAATAAATGACCTAATAAATTTGTATTACGCCCACTTACTGAAGGATAATTAGGTTGAACTAAACCATTATACAACATAGCTTGTGTTTTTCTATCAACTTTAAGTTCACCCAACTTACCATCTTTTAATGTATCATATACATTTTTCATATATGCTTTTGATGCTTGCTCTTGTTGTTTCTTTTTTAACTCCTGTTCTTGAAGTTTTTGTGCAACAACTTTCTCTTGCATCTTATCTAATTTAGGTTTAAACTTATTTGCTTGTTGTTCAAGCTTACCTAAATCTTTCCATATTTCAATTTCTTCTTGAATCTCTTCTTGAGTTCCGTATCCAGTTGCACTTAAATATTGAGTAATAATTTGCTCCTGGTCATTGCTCTTTTTAACATCAAGACTTTTACTTTCTTCAACATGTGATAATGTAGAAAATAATGCTTTAAGATCTTTACCACCATCAGCAACATATTTTGCTGCTATTTGCAATTCTTCTGGTAAAGACTGAAAAAATTGTTTTGGTGTTTCACGTCTTACTTGATTTGCTCTTTCTTCTAAATTAGCTTGAATAAGCTCCTCCCAATCCTTTGCACTATATTCTGATAAATCTTTATCATCATCAAATGGAACTATCTTATCTTCTTTAATTAGTTTTGAAAAAACATCAGATATACCTGAAATAGGTTTTCTACCTTTTTTTGTTTTTGTTTCCTCTTTTTCTTCTAATTCATCATTGCCATCTAATGCATCTAATATACTATCTGCATTTTCTACAACCTCTTCATTTTTAACAGATTCTTCTGCTTCAGCTTCATCAACTTCAGATTCTTTAGTATCTTCTTTTTCCTCCACTTTTGCATTCAAATCATCTTTACCATCCTTGTCTGGATCTGCAAATGACATATCTGCTTTCTCATTTAAACCGCTAAATATATTTTTAGTTTTATTTGACTCTCCTAAAATAACATCATCAGCGCTGGGTGCAGCATTAAAAATTTCATCTAAATTAACGTCAACTTGTTCTACGCTACTTTTCACTGGTTCCTTTTGTGTTGTATTCATAATTATGTTGGTTTTAATAATTAATATTCATTACATATATAATATACGCAAAGTTTGTATTATAAACTTATAATATTTGCATAAAAATAAAAATAATCAGCAGTATATAGCTAACGTAATTTATTTTTTATCTGATTCTTTTGAATCATACTTATTTTTGTTTTCTTTAGCTATTTGAAGTTTAGTATTAGCTATTTCTTTTGATGCATTTATTTTTTCTCTTTCTACTTGAAGTCTGGTATTTTCCATCATAGATTTAGAACTATTCTCTTCACGTTTAAGATTCATTTGTTCACGATATTGAGTTGTTTCTCTAATATCTTTTATTGCATCTTGAAAATCAGATTGTTGATTTTGGTTTATGTCAGCCATAGAACCAAAACCAGCAGACCTAATCTCAGCAATTGTAATATCATTTTGCCTATCCTTAGCATTTTCTTCTCTTTCAACTTGCAACTTTTGTTGTTCCTCTTGTGCTTTGGCTTGCAATTGTTGTTCTTGCATTTGACGTTGCTGTTGCATTTCTTGCTGACGTTGCTGTTGCATTCTTGTTTCAGAATCTTTTAATATATCTGTTACTTCGGCAATTGAATCAGCTTTAACAATATTACCAAGTTCATATATGCTTGCTCCTGTTGTATTATTTGTAAGAGCCATCTGTTTAAGATTTTCCAATATAGCTCGGTGATTTGTTTTAGTAGTTGCAAATACATTAAAATCTCTAAGCAATAATTCAGTTCCGTTAATAGAAAAATTAACCTTTTCTGCTTCAGAAGAAATATAAGATAATCTAACACTTGGGTTAGTACTATAATAATACTGTGCTAAATCAGTTCTCATTTGGTGAACCCTTGGCATTAAATGATCTGAGTGTTGTACAAAATACATCTCTGTTTGAGCATATGATTGCTGCATGGCTTGTACAACTCCTGTAGCTGTTTGTGCAGATACAGCGCCTCCTAGACGTTGAGGGTTAATACCAATTGCATCAAAACATTGTTGCTTAAAATAATTAGCAAGTTGAATTCTAGACATTAACCTATTAGTCTGCTCCATATTCAGAGTTTGGTAATGGTTAAAGTTAGTAGCATTCTCAGTATTTGTAATAGATGTATCAAGAGGTAACATCTGAAAATCTTTCATGGCTACATATGCTTTTGCATAATTATTTTTACCCCAATCTTCTCCCATTGAGTGACGTGGTAAAGCGTTTTGATCAAACATTATTACTGTTCCTAATTCATCTATAAGGATATCCGCAATTTGGTTATTAACCATATTATATCCAACTTGATATGCTTTCATTAGATCAACTAATGATGTAGATCTGGTATTTCTATCTGAAAATACTCTACCCTCAACAGGAAGTTTACAACCATAAAGTGTATTATTTCCTTTAAATTGAAATGGTAGCCTACCAGGTTTAGTTCTATTAATACCAATGTAAATAGGATTTATGTTATCACCCATAGTAGATCTCCACATAGCAGGTAAATTTGGACCAATTTTTACACCACCCCATGTTTCATTAATCCATATCCATTCAATATGTTCTCCTTCTAATAAATTTTCTTTATTTTTTTGTTTAAAAACAGAAGTATCATAAACAGCCTTTTTAGTTATCTTAAATGTTTCATCTACTATTTCTTGTGTTACTTCACCGTCTGTTTCTATTTTAGTTAAGTGACCTATTCTACGTTGAGTTTTCCAATATATTGTTGAAACTCTCATCAAGTCTCCTTCACCCCACATAGACACATCTTCATTCTCATTTAATATTTCACTAAGTATATCACCACCTCTTGATGGATCATCCCAATAATTGGATGTAAATTGTCTATATCCTAAACCTGGCATTTGTGTATTCCACTCATGAGATCTTGTAGCATCATAGTATGCTCCATCATTTTGATAACCATTAACTTGATATTGAGCTGATCTTGCTGGATAAATTTTTTGCAATGACTTCAATTGTTTTTCATCCATCAAATAGCCATACTTGTCTACTACATCGGACACAGTCATTAAATCAACTTTTCCACAATAATTTGAATCTGCTATGTATCTTTGATCAGGAGACTTTTGATAAAATGTTAATATGGGGTTCCATAATTCTACATCATAGTCATCTTCAAGCATGCGAAAATGCCAAAATTCTCTATCTGAAATAAGCATATCACGGAAACCTCTTTCCTCAAGCTCCTGCATTTTAAATCTTTCTTCATCAACTGAGAGTTGGTGTGATGCCCACTCTTCAACCATACTTCTATAAGACTTACTAAAAAAATCTTCTATTTCTGGTAATGATTTTAACCCTTCTGGAGATAATTGTTGCTGTGCTTCCTCTGATGCGGGATCCATACCCATTTCAATCATCTTAAGAACTAAATTAGCTTCTGCATCTGCTAATAATGCTTCTTCAATTTGTATTCTTTTTTGTTCAAGCATTTCATTGTAAGATGTATCATCCACTGCTCTAAACTGAACTTTAGAATATCTTTTAGCAAATTCGCCTGTCAATACGTTTATAACATTGGGAATTATTGGATAAAATTTTAATTCCAAAGCTGAATCATTTTCAGCTGTTAGTGTATCCATTAAATCTTTATATTCATTATCAGGCTCAACAATATAATCTGTTTTGTCAATTATTCCTTTTGCAAGTTTATAATTCTTAAGAAGCCTTCTTGAATTTACACGTAAAAACTCAATGCCTTGAAGCTCTAACCAATCTAAATTCCAAGCTGCCCAATCATCTGTCTTTTTTGAATATGGTAAAAATTGTATAGGCTGGGTAAGACTAGAAAACGTAGGCCCACTTTCTGCAGTGGCACCACTTTTCATTTGCATCGCGTTTAATACTCTCATATTGAATTAATCTATTTAATGTTTTTAAATCCGGATCTTTTAATTTTAGATCCTCCCAAACCTCTTTTACGTCCAATATTTTTAAACGGACTACTATACTTTAATTTACTTATTTTTTCTGGATTTACCAAGGAATTATCCTCTGATTCACGCCTTTTAGAATATCCTCTATTAGATTGCTGTATTTTAGCAAAAGCTATTAATGCGCCAAATGTAACTAGTCTATCTACGTTTAATCCTGGATAATATGCTAACATTTCTTTTATAAGCATGGGATCCGGTATTCTTTCAACCCCTAATGTTTGTGACATAACAGATCCATGTTCATCTGTTTCCTCATGAATGCTTTCTCTTAAAAATTCAATTGCATAAGAAATCAAATGGCTTTTAAAGAGTGTTCCTGTATTTTTCCAACCGTATTCTTGATAAACTGTTCTATTAGATCCCAGATCTTTTAAAAAAAGTATTTGTTGTTTTGGAACTAAATATCTTTGTTTTTTTCTTGCAATCATATGTTGAATGAATAATGAAATATTATTTTCAACAATAGTCCATGCATTATACCATTCAATTAATAATTCTAATCTTTCATGTGTTTTGTTAATGTCATCAAATCTCCCACACCATGCTGCAACAATTTTATCACCTTCAATAAATTGTTCTACGTCACCACCACCAATATCTCTAGTTACTTCAGTGGCATTTTTGTAAATATATATACTACATAATGAATCTGATGTAGTCGTTTTACCTTCTGATACAGGGTCAATAGAACCATAGTAAGCCCCAAAACCGGGATTATCAATTGGTCTTTCCCAAACTACAATAGATCCAGTTTTGTCTTGTTGTTTTTTATTTACTGGAAATTCACTTATTGGTAATTTATTTGTACGCTTAGCGGTAATACCTGTTTGATCTCTATCAAGTTCTATAAGCTCATAAGGATATTCTTTTTCTTCAATCTTTTTTAATTGTTTACTTAATATTCCTTGTGGAAATACAGACTCTTTTCTATAAGCAAATGCTTCTGCTATATTAAGTGGTTTTTGGGATATTCTCAATTGATATTGTTCACCGCTTAATTCATTTTTCCACTTAGCTCTTTCATTTTTAATTGCAGCAATTGCTTTATCTATTTCAGAGTTCCCATATTTATCTATATAAGGGGGCATAGACCACTGTTCAGGAATAAATAAACCTGCCATACCAATTGTACCATCAGCGTCCATAAGATTAGTTTCTACAGCGTAAATATCATTTGATGAAGGATTTAATATCATATCCTTTAATGGGTTGCATTGTTCTAAATCACCCACAGATCCTGCAGCAATAAATTGCCCTGTGGTCATCATACCGGAAGACATTGCTGGACGTAAATACTCATATGTTTGCATCATGTTTTTTGCAATCCCGGCCTCTTCATGAAAAAAATATGTACACGGTCCACCAACCCCAGTTGTAGCATTCTTTTCAAAAGAAGCTCCTTGTATCTTTGATTTAAGACCTCTTGAAGTTTTTCTATTATTTATTTTGACCTCAATCTGTTGCTGCCAAAGCAAAACCTTTTCAGGATTACTCGGTCTATACCATGCAGTATGTTCATTCAAAAATGTTTTGTATTCCTCTAAAAACTTCCAGGATCCTTTATCATTTATATAATCTTTAAGGGATGCACCAATCTTACATATAGATCCTTCTTCAAACCAATACTGATTAATAATTTTTCCCATGTGAAAATAAGAAGATGCTATCTGTCTTTTTTTAAGAATTGCAGCATGTTTATTATTTAATTCTGCAATAATTTCATATAAAGCCATATGATATTGCGCATCTCTTACTTTTGCAAATCCATATTTTTTCTCTTCTTTATCAAAAATAGGTAAAAAGTTAAGCCACATGTAATAGTCTCTAGTAAGATACCATTCCTTGTCACCACTTTTGTATATAACTCCTAATCTGCATTTGTTTTTTTGATCTTCCCAATAAGCTGTAAAGTCTTTTGATCTAAATGGTTTATTACAATAAGCCCCATTTGAATTAAATTTTTTAGCTTCATCATTAAATCTCCAAGCTGTATGATCAAAATCATACTCACCCGGTTCTTTTAAAATAGATTCTAAATATTCTTTAAAATCATTATCTGTATCAAACTTTCTAGTTGACCATTGATGATTTTCAAATATGGGTATAATTCTACTCATCTCTTATAATGGCATAAACATCCCCTGCCTGCAATAATAAATGCTCCTGACCATCATGTTTCATTGGAGTGGGCATAGCATGTTCAGCGTATTGAACTATGTCACCTATTTTTATTTCTTTAACTGAATCTCCTATCCCAACAACCTCACCTCTAAAAGTTATTTTTTGAGCCATTTCAGGAATAATAAGTCCAGATGCAGTTTTAGATGCTGCTTTTATTTCTTTGATTAATAATTTTTGTCCTACAGGAATAATTTTTTCTGCCATAATTGTTGTTTTTATAATTGGTCATAAGCTAAACCTGCGCCACCACGCACAGAGCTGTCTTGTTCTTGTCTCATATCTGTAAATGCACCTTTATATGATTGTCTAATTGACTCAAATTTTGCAGCAGCATTTACCATTGAATTTATATTTCCGTCTCTACCATGTTCAATAGCTGTAACTTCCATATATTTTGCTAATCTATCTAACATAGATTTTATACCTACATAAGCTCTGTATGTAGGAGTTTGATAAAGCTTTTCACACATTGCTTTAGCATATCTTATTGTTGGATCTTCTGTTGATTCTTCAAGTTCAATTTCTTCTATGATAATATCTTCCTTTTCATGTTCCGGTAAATTAAAAAAAGGATTTAAATCTGGATTTGGACATGTCATATAAAATAAATATTTATAAATAGATAAATTTGTGTCAGGATACTCATCCATTATTTTTTTCAAAAAAGGTAAAGCATAGCAATGTTCAGTTAATATCAAACTATTATTTTGTATGTCAAATAATTTTATTATCATATTTTATTGATTATCTTTAATCCACATTATTAAAGATGTTACTTCATCTTTTAAATATGGCAGTTCATAAATTTTTATCTCTTCTAATACTGGTTCACCATTTACATGTTCATTTATTGGATATCCATTAGAATCTTCACCAACTTGTTTAAACTTTACATGCTGAATAGTTAATTTCCCTATCTTAAGTTTTGGATTGTGCTTTTTAATAATATACGCATAAATACTTAGTTGTAAGTTATAATGATTAAGATTACAATCATCAAGGTGACTAATTGGTTTATACATTTTTTTAGTTATACCTTCCCAATTTGTAAACCCTTTTTCTTTTATTTCTTTATTAGTTTTATAATCATTGATATTAATATATCCATTAACCACTTCAACTACATCTGCTTGACCGCAAAGACCGGCAGATTTTAAATAAACCAAATGTTCAGGATAAACACCCTCTTCTAGTTTTTGATTTGGTGCAATTTTTATACCCTTTTCATCAATAATTGGTTTAATAATAGGAACTTCCACACCGTATTTACCAATTGTATCTAAACCTAACATATCAGCCTCTCTCTGATTATGATAAAAATTACCAAGCTTAATTGCTCTTTTAGTTTCATTATCCCATGCTTCTAAAATTTCTTTTGGTGTCATACCATACCATTTGGATCTTTTATTTTTAGAAGATTTTTTAGCTTGTCCATCTCTATCAAACTTAGGTTTAAATTTACCAACCAATGAAGTTACACTAACCCATTGAATATCATCATTATCATTACTTTCATAAACATGTCCTTCTTCTTTAAATATAATTGCCATAGTTATAGTGTTGTTGTAGTATACCAATAACCTTCAGTTTCAGTTACTACTTTTGTTATTTCTTCTTTATAAATATAATTAATTACCATTTTTGTTTATTTGATTAGTTATTATATCTTCTTGCTCTTCTGTTACTAGAGCATCCCAATATCCTTTCGGGCATTCAGATGATATTGATCTGACTTTAAACGCAAGACTACAACCACAATCTGAACAACATGGTTGAGTACCAGGTGCTAAACAATCATCACCTTTTGCATCAAACAATGAACATTTAATACATATCTGAAATCTATCAGTAGCAACAGCTTCAATATGTTCTTTTTTAAAAATATTGTTCTTTATGCCTTCTGTAATTTTATCAATATTTTTAAATGCATCAACATATTTTTTCCAACTATTTGCCATTTTTAAATTGTTTTTTATTTAGTATATCGCTTTCTATTTGCTTTAATGCTGATTCCATTTGCTTAAGGTTTATATTTATTTCTTGACTTTTTGCAAATCCAGCATAAGTTCTTTTAGCTAAATTTCCAAGTATGCTTTTATTCTTTTTAATTCCTTTTTCAAGTTTATTTTTTCTTAAATGAAAGGTCCCTAATCCATCAACATATATCCTTGGATAATCCAAATTAGATAATTTTTTTCTAAGCTTAGCATAATAAAAAGTTATAAATTCATCTACAACTGAATTATGAACACCAACCTCATCAGCAATACCTTCCTTAATATCTTTATGACTTTTGGGATTCATAACCTAATATTTTATAATCAAGTAAAACCAATCCCTCTATCTGTACATTTATATTTTTTTCAAGAGATATTGTTTTTTTATTATTTCCTTTTTTAACAATTAGTTTTTTTCTTTCAGCTTTTGAAATTGCATTTCTTGCAGATTGAGGACTTTTGAATATTTTATCCTCCACCAACTTTAAACAAAATTTAGTTAATTCTATATTTCTATTTTTTGACAACTCTGCTAAAAATTTTAAGTCTGAATTACTAATAAGTATGTTATTAAAAAAACAATATGTTATTATTTGATATTTTATACTTAAATCAATATCAACTTTCATTTTTAAATCAACTTTATTTACTATTGCCATATCATAAACTCATTATCATATCAACTAAATCAGGATGAGGATAACAATCTGTTTTATCCAATCTAACGTTTGTATGTGTTAATAATCCTTTAACTTTACCTAAATAAGCTTCTTTTTGAAATCCAAAACCTTTTGTTGCTCCATATTTTTGAATAAATTGTTTTAAACCTATTCTAATATCAATTTGATCTCTTTCACCAACATATTTTAACCACTTTTCTATTTCTTTAATCTGAATATCTGAATAACTATGCCAAGTGTTTTTTCCATTAAATGGCTCTGATAATACAGTTACTTGATCTTCTTGACAGATTGAGTTAACATATGTTTTATTATTATTATCTAAATATCCCATTGAACATATTTCTAATCCAACAGAATGACGGTTCATCCAACCTGATCCTGTTTTACCTAAATGCCAACCTTGTGCACCTTTTGGAAATGCTTGAACCATTACACCATCATGCTCATTATTACCATTTCTGTGATCAATACCTCCTAATACAAATTCAGTAGCTATACGACCTCGCGTGTCTCTACCCCACATATCAATACAAGCAAAAGGATTTGCATGTCCAGCTGTATGATGTAAGAATACATATTCATTATTTATAGGGCCTTCAATATACTCTCCTTTTGGTAAAAAATGTTTGTGTATTGTTTGATTAAAATTAGTTTTATAAATTTGATTTTGTAGATCCGTATCTTCATCAATTTCTTCAGGTCTTGTTAATTGTAAATTCATTAACAATGACCAGACATCGTTATCTACTATACCAGTAACAGGTAAGTCATGAGTAAGTTGAAACCTATTTACATATTTTTCAGTATTGGGACCAAAGATACCATCGGCTTTGATCCCTAACTTGTTTTGAAGTACAACTACATTAGGACCAGATGATCCTATTTTTAACATCTTCATTTTATGAAGGGTTCATTGCATCAGCCATAGCAGCTTTAAACTCTTCTGCTTCCGGTGTTGATGGTTGATCACCTTCTTTTTGTGCAGCATACTGTTGTGCCATGTACATTTGAGCTTGCATACGCTCTGCTCTAGCCTTTTCAATTGCAGCCAGCAACATTTCATAATCCGCTTGTACTTCTAAATGTGGAATATTATCTTTGTAGAACTCAGTTATTTCTTCTCTACGTTTTGCAAGATCTTCTTTACTTAATTTAGGATCTTTTTCAGATAATTCAGGATTGGTTTTTAAATTTTTCATTTTTATATATTTAAATTAATACAACAAATATATAAAAAATGTTTAAATAAAAAAAGTTTACTATAATTTATTACGTTCAAGTATTTTAATAACAGTTTTAAGTTCATTAATATCATGAAACTGTATGTCTCCTTCTAAAATTTCAATAATCCATTTACCATCTTGAGTATTATCATTACTATTAGATATTAAATCAATATGACCTATTTTATATGCATAGTAATAAAAAGAACCAATACCTGACTCTTCTTCGGTAACATTCACTCTTTCAAAGCCTAATTTTTTAATACTTAATTCCGTCATGTTTTCATAACTATTTGATAAGCTAAACTATATAAACTATCTTCTGACTTATCTGGATTATCTATTTTCAGTTTATTTATTTCTTCAATCAATCTGCTTTTTTGACCGTGTTCTGATGCACTTTTTAATAATTCATTTACCATTTTACTTTATCAGCCCAATATGCAGCAGACATTTTACCTTTTTTAATGTTTTTACCATGTCTTGCCTTAAAAGATTTACGTTTTGCTTTCATTCTAGCCGATTCTCCTGCTTTAGGTTTACCTGCAGTGCTGGCCCCTTGTTCACCAAAACGTATAGTTTTTACTTTATCCCCTACTTTAGCTACAACCACATGTGACTTTTTTGGATGTGATGGGGTGCGCTTAGGCTTATTATAACCGGATACCCCTGCTCTTGTTAATCTGCTGTCTTTTTTATTTGCCATCTTTTTTTATTTTATACATCTGTACATAAATCATCACAATCTATATTATCTAATATTGTTTTTATGTTAGCATATGATTCAGTAACAATAATTGGTAAAAGACCAACACCAACATATATATATCTTAAATCTAAATATTTCTTTGTAGGTATATCATAATACTCTGTAACACCAGCAATTTCTGTAGGATTTATATATAATGGTTGTGTTGTTATCTTTGGAGCAATAGGGTTACCATACGTATCTGTTTGTAGACCGTTTAATCCAACAGCAGGTTCTAGTGTTGCCTGCGTCAAAGTTATAAATTGTCTTTGATATATTGGTATTCTTGCCATGATTAATGTGCTTTGGTTTAATTATTACTATCTGGTTGCTCTATCCCTGAGCTGGTATACTTTATATATTACGTGGTTTATGACGGCGTTAACTTGGTTTTTCATCAACCCAAGGTTTGCCATTTTCCACCGACGGATTCTCAATAGCTTCTTTATTAGCTGCCGCCATTGCGTCTATCTCTGTTTCTGTTTGTGAAACAATTTCAGGCCCAAGGCTATCTTTAACCCAGCTAAGAACCACTTCTTCAGTAAGATTTTCATAAGGAATATAATCGCCACCTGGCGTCCCTTCAAATTCATTTGA